GACCGTGTACCTTGGTCCTGTCCTTCCCTGGCCCAGGACTATGTAAATTACGGTGGCTCAGTCTAACGCAAGAATCCTGATAGAGGTTTGTGTAGTCTTTTATCGGAAAACTGCTTATGTGGACTATATCCATGATCCAGGTTCGAGTCCTGGGGCTGGCACTGTGGCAAACTATTGCCAAAACGAATCTTACTAGGACAATTTTACAAGAGGAGAACTGAAATGGCTGTAAAGACAAGTAAGGGATTATCAAGGGAAGAGAGACTTGCTCTGCTCAAGAAAAAACTGGACACAGTTGATCTGGGTGGAAATAAAGGTTTCTGGAATCCCAAGCAGGGACGCAATGTGATCCGTATCCTGCCAGCAGTGAAGGAAATGGAATACTTCTTCCAGGAAGTTGGCAAGCATAACATGAGTCCTGATGGGAAGAAGCGAGTTTACTGCCCTAACTTCACGTCAGGTGGATTGCTTCCATGCCCTGTGTGCGAAATCATTGCTGATCTGAAGACCTCAGGTGACAAGGCATCTGTCGAAATGGCGAAGAGTCTTGGAAATCGCCGGATGTTCTGGATGAATATTATTGACAGGGAGAATCCTGCTGCTGGTCCACTAATCTATACACCTGGTGTGTTGGTCTTTGGTGATCTCAGTGCATATGTTCACGATCCTGATTACGGAGATATTTACGATCCGGAAGACGGGATCGATATGGTCATTACCAGAGAAGGTTCTGGTATGCAGACCGAATACAATGTGAAAGCTCGCAAGAATTCCTCACCTCTATCCGAGGATCAAGTTGAGATGGAGCGGTGGCTGGATGCTGCACTGGATCTGTCATATATGGAAGTATCGGATGATCCTGAGGATGACAAGGTTCTGGCAAAAGGTCATGCGATTTACCTGTTACCATACAGCCGGATCGTTAAGGAATACAATCTTGATGGTATTGCGGCTGAAGATCTTGGTGTTGATGACGATGATGAAGAAGAGGAAGTTGTTGCTCCGAAGAAATCTCCTGCCAAGAAGCATGCTCAAGTTACCGACGAAATTGACGTGGAGGATGAAGACGAGGATGAAGAAGAGGACGTTCCCGCTGCTAAGCAGGAAGTGTCACGACGTCAGGCTCGTCGCAGCAGACGCTAATCTGGTAGGTTGATTTGACAGGCTGGGTGCTCGCAACTCCCAGCCTGTCTATAGAACTAAGGAGATATAATATGAATCCAGAATTAAATATAGTGTTACAAATAATTGTTGGAGTTATGTTATTAGTAGCAGTAATTGTAGCAATTTGGGGAATAAAGAGAATAATAGCAATGGATGCAGAATTGAATGACATTTGTGAACATGATGACACAGATCTGGATTTCGAATGCCAGAAAGAATATGCTGCCAGCAAAGGAACTGAATGAGTACTGCTACCGATGTTGTTAAGGCTCTGAAGAAGAAAGCATTCGATGTTTCCATGTTATCGGATGACGATTCTCCATGTGTTGTTAAAGAATGGATGAGCACAGGTTGTGCAGTGCTAGATGCCATAATTGGTGAAGGCATTCCTATTGGTAGAATAACAGAAATCTACGGTGACAATTCCTCTGGTAAAAGTCTCATTGCGTCACAGATAGCTGCTACTGCTCAAGAGGATGGATTTATAGTTGCCTATGTGGACACAGAGACTGCTGTTTCCAGAGAGATGATGGAAATGTTGGGTGTTAATGTTAGTGAGTTGTTATATTATTCTCCAGACACGATAGAGGAAGTGTTCAATTTCTTTGAGCACTGTGTAGAGGAAAAGAGCAACATTTCCAAAGACAGTCCTATGTTGCTGGTATGGGATAGTGTGGCTGCTACATCTGCAAGATTTGAGATGGAGTCGGACTATGGCAAAGCAACTATGGGCCGGCATGCTGCTCTAATAAGTCAGGGATTACGTAAATTCACTCGTATCATTTCCAAAGAACATGTTGCCATGCTTCTTATTAATCAGACACGCCAGAAGATTGGTGTGATGTTTGGTGATGATGTTACGACATTTGGTGGCAAAGCAGTGTCCTTTCATGCATCTGTAAGAGTGCAGTTGGATGTAACCAGAAAGATTTCCATTCCTGCTAAGCGAGGCAAGAAAGTTATAGGTATGACAACCAGGGCCACAGTTGTCAAGAACAAAGTATCCATGCCTTTTAGAGTTGCTATGTTGCCAATATATTTTGGGCATGGAATAGACGATGCCTTGGCAGCATTTCATTATCTGGATGACAACGATATTATCAAAACAAATGGTGGGTGGAGATTGCTTGATACAGGTGCGGGAGAGATTAAATTCCAGAAGCCCGATTGGAATAAGATTTATGATGAAAACTATGATGCCATTACCGACATTATCTTTGATCACGCTGCACAAGATACTATGGGCATGGAGGAAACTGTTGAATAATTTCCGCAATTTCCGTGATGGAGTTGGTGCAGTTATGATACTTGCTATGCTACATATGGGAGTTTATGTTGGAAATATCATTGATGGGCTTGTAGGATTAATAACATTAACAAAAGTCCACACAACTGTTGCATTAACTATGGCAAAATTGTATGCGAAAACAAAATACGATATTGATAATCGACGGAAATAACCTGGCATATAGATGCAAACATGTATTCTCTTTGTCAAATCAAGGAGTAGATGTTTCCATCACTTATGGTTTTCTAAAGGTTTTATCATCATATTTACAGAAATTCAGTGCAACTAGTGTGATTGTGTGCTGGGATGGTGGTATTCCAGAATTTCGTAGAACAGCTGTTCCAGAATACAAAGCTAACAGGCATCTTGATGATGATCCTGTTGAGCGTGCGGAATTCCATAGGCAAGTGAATGAATTGCATAGCATTCTTCCCATGATGGGAATCGTTAGTATCAAGGCTCCATGTATAGAGGCAGATGACCTAATGTATCATGCCTCTGTGCTTTGTAATGGATATTGTATAATCGTGTCTAGCGATAAGGATATGTTCCAAGCCCTGAGCGATTTTGGTGTCGATGTTTATAATCCTTATCGTGAAAAACTCTATGATGTAGAGAAATTCGAGAATGAGTATGGGATTTCCATTCATAGTTATATAGATTGGCGTGCTTTGCAGGGAGATTCCTCAGATAACATTGCCGGAGTACCAGGTATTGGAGAGAAAACTGCTACGAAACTGTTCAAGGAATTTGGTACTCTGACAGGAATCATGAATGCTGCGATAGGTATCAATCCTAATGGCAAACTGTCTGGTACATTAGCAGCAAACATTTCCAATTTCGGTTTTACACGAGTAGCTAATAACGTGCTTGTTATGGCACTGTATTTTGATCGGACAGGATCCCGGGATATAATCATTGGAGAATGTGACAGTCATACTATTGCCGACCGTAAGGCAGCGAAACGATATTTGTATGACAACAATTTCACATCATTATTCTCTAATTTCCTGGTGGATATTTCCAAATTACAAGCGCCAGAACTATCGATACCAAATACAACAAGAATTCCTATTGTGTATTCTTGTAAAAGGAAACCAGCAAAATGAAATATTATATAGGATTTGATCCAGGAAAGTCTGGTGCATGTGCAATTATTTATAATGGAGAAGTTATATCAGTATTTCCATTTCCATTGGCTGGTAATAAAATTGATGCATATGATTTGGCCAGTAAAATAATCTTCAAAGCAATAAGTTCTGTTAATCCCGCAATTGCTTGTATAGAGAAGGTTGGTGCTATGCCAGGTCAAGGCGTAGTGGGAATGTTCAACTTTGGGTATAGTACAGGATTGCTTTATGGTATATGTGCAGCATTGAATGTACCAGTTCACACAGTTGCTCCGCAGACATGGAAAAAACTAATTCTGAAGGATACAGACCGGTCAAAGGAAGCCACAATTGAGTGGTGCAGGAAGGCTTATCCGCACACATGGTTGCTTGCTACACCACGTTCGAAAAAACCACATACAGGGATGGCTGATGCCATTGGGATTGCAACATATGCTAGTCTTATGAATCTATGATATGATCTTTGAAGGCAAGGAAGTCACTGCGATTGTTGTGGAGTGGCAACGCACGCATGATGCTGCATTGTTGGAGATCATTCTTGCCAAAAGTCAGAAACTCATAGAAGTAATTGTCAGTTCCTATGATCCCAATTACCGTGATGATCTGATACAGGAATCGTATGCCAGACTGCAATATGCGATTCCTTTCTTTAATCCTGATATTTCCACTTTACACAATTATTTCACTACTGTAATAAGGAATAGATGTACTACATATTTACATAAACAAGGACGTGAACCACAGATAGATATCGATCTCCAAATAACTGGAGATCGAGATTCTTATCCAGTGGATGATGAGGAATTGTTACACAATCTTATTGCACACAATAGGAAACGATTTCCATCCATGTCTTGTGATGAGATAGATGAAATCTCGGAATTTATTTATTATTCTCTTTGATTATTTAATATTTTTTCTTTAATATGGACATATTAAATGATGATTGT